TGATTGACGTAATTGAGAGGACGCGGGAGATTTTCTCCCTTCCTCCTGTCAAATACGCGTTTTTCAATACCGGCCTTGAGATGATGGCGACAAAGAACCATGTCCGGGACACAGCGCAGAAATACGGCGTGGAGATTGAAACATTCCGACCGAAGGTGAATATCGTCATGGCTTCCCGGAAGTACGGTATCCCGTTTGTTTCCAAGATCATGTCCGCCGGTCTGTCTGAGTGGCAGAAGAAGGGGATTCCCCTTTCCATCACGGAGGAATACGATCAGGCGGTGGATAAGACCGCAAAGCGGAAAGAGCTGAAAGAGCGGTATCCGAACTGCGAAAGCGTTATCAATTTCCTGTGCTGCTGCAATTCTTCTGGGGAACCGAGGCCGAATATTCAGCTGGTCATCAATTCTTCCAAGTACATGCGGGATTTCATAGCGGAGTGTCCGCCGGAATTCCAGATCAGCGCGAAGTGCTGTGACTACTGTAAAAAGCAGCTTGCCCACAGCGTCCAGAAGGACTACGACATGATCATAACCGGGGAACGCAGGGCAGAAGGCGGTATGCGCTCTGTTCCGAGGAAGGATAACACTTCCCTCTGCTTCGCAGAGACCAGCAGCGGACAGTACCGGCTCCGGCCACTGTACTACGTCACAGACGCAGACAAGGCGTGGTACAGGGACTACTACGGCATTCGGCATTCCGATGCCTATGAAGTATACGGCCTGACACGGACGGGCTGCTGCGGTTGCCCGATATCTTACAAGGCGGTGGAGGATCTGGAAAAGATTCGCCCCTATGAGCCGAATCTGGTGAAAGCGGCATGGAACGTATTTGGGGACAGCTACCGATATAGGGCCCAGTACAACGAATACAAAGCCAATAGGATGAGGAGCGATAAAGAAAATGGACAATGCTCATTTGTTTTTCGGGATGCATGAGGAATGCCCGTATCAGGGATGAAATGAAAGGAGAAAAAGGATATGAGGGGCAGGAACATTACAGAAACAGAACTTAACAAGGTTCAAAAGATGATTGATTCCGGGATGGCAGATGCAGATATTGCATATTGTATGGATTTTTCAGAAAAAACGATAGAACGGATTAGAACGGGTAAGCACATATTGCAGATAAGGAAAATGGTTGCCGAAACGGTCAACGCAGCAACAAATGTGTCTGTTACAGAACGGAAAAACGAAGATGCTTTTATCGGTGCAATCCTTGCAAACCAACGGGAAATCATCGAATTGCTTAACGAACTTGTAGCGGCATGGCGTGAATGAGAAAGGAGCAACAAATGGCAACAATTCATGATTACGCAAGGATGTGCAGATCCTTTGGAGGAAGATGTTCTATCTGTCCTTTAAACAAATTTATGGACAAATACATGAAAAATTGCGGTAGAGTTTTGTTTATACATGCATCCGAAGCCTCTGCAATCATCGACAAATGGCGCGAAGAGCATCCGCAGAAAACGTACAAGCAGGATTTTATGGAGAAGTTTCCGAACGCGCAAGTTTATAATAGCGGCGAGCCTATTGCCAGTGCATGCAATGTGTATGGGAATGTTTTTGCTTGCGAAGGGCATCTATGCGGTGAATGTTGGAACACCGCAATGCCGGATGAAGCGGAAAAGGAGGAAGTATGAAAACCGTAACGGTAGGACAATTCAAGAAGTTTAGACCGTGCTGGCTTGAAACGGCAGAAGGGCGCGCCGACTTTGCGCGCATAGCTGCAATCCGTGATGAATGGACAGCGCTTGATGTGTTGAATCTGCCGGATGTGTCTGCCGCCGATAAATTATGGTCGGTGCTGCGCAAGGAATTTATTGACGCGCCAATATTGCACGAATTTGCGTGCCGTTGTGCTGAATACGTGCTATCTTTTGTGGACAACCCTGACCCGCGAAGCATAGCGGCGATTGAAGCAAAACGCAAGTGGCTGCGGGGAGAGATCACAGACAAAGAACTGGATGCCGCAAACGCTGCCGCATGGGATGCCGCAAACGCTGCCGCAAGGTATGCCGCAAGGGCTGCCGCAAGGTATGCCGCAAACGCTGCCGCATGGGATGCCGCAAACGCTGCCGCAAGGTATGCCGCAAACGCTGCCGCATGGGATGCCGCAAACGCTGCCGCAAACGCTGCCGCAAGGGATGCCGCACGGGAACACGAAGTTGAAATACTGAGAGAGTTGTTGAAGGAAGGAGACGAGCAATGACACGCGAAGAAGCAACAAGGAGGAACACCATGCCGAATGAGCTTAAACCGTGCCCGTGCGGAAACGCCGTAGAGGTGAAATACATAGCTGGAATCGGCGAAACCATTTTGCCGTATATTGATAACCATTTTGCTGGCTCAATGCCGACATACTACATAGTGTGCGACAGATGCGGCATGAGCATGATGGTTCGACTTCGTATGACAGACATAAATCACCGGGACAAGTGCAAGCGCGACCTTATTAAGGCATGGAACAGGAGAGCGAACGATGAGTAAGGATTACATAGAGCGCGAAGCGGCAAAGCGCGCGCTAAGAATATGGATTACCGAATGCGTGATTGATGGGGATACAGAAAGCGCAGACAGATTTAGAGATTGCATAGACCTGCTTGACAGCTTAGATGCAGCCGATGTTGCGCCTGCGCGGCGTGGGCATGTTGTTTGGGTGGAACGTCCTGCGGTTTTCGCACAGTATGAAAGGCACCATAGTGAGGACGGCATCACAATGTACGTAAGGACGTGCGCAGAGGTAAAAGACAAGGTTCCGTATTGTTCGGAATGCGAGAAGCGTTTAGATGACAGATTCATGAAATTCTGTTCAAACTGCGGGGCCGATATCAAGGAGGAAGCATGAACACAAGACTGACCAAACGCAGCCCGAACGGGGATGCATACTATGTTGCATGTTTCAGTGATAAAGCACCCTGCGGCGGCGGAAACCCGGGAGAAGCCTGTAACAGATGCCCGGAAACGCGAAAGCAGTGCAAGGCGCTTGCGGCATACGAAGAAGCAATTCCGTTCGAGCGGATTGCCGAAGCTGCAGACCTGTTAAACCACAAAGCGCCCAAAACGCTGCGCGAGGACTTCATGGAAAACTACCCGCATGCAATACTTGATGAGTTCGGCTATCCGAACGATACATGCCCGGCGGCGCTCCTGGGCGCAAGCTGCCCATACACAGACAAACCCACCTGCATGCGCTGCCCTATGTGGGACAAGCCGGCAAAGTAGTTCTTTCTATAATAAATAGGACAAGCCTATTTCGGGCTTGTATCAGGTACTAACTTAACGACGATATATACACAACAAAAAAAGAAATCGCATATCAGCGGGGGAATGCGGCGAAGCCGCAGGGGGCGGCAGCCCCGATGTAACAGCAGGTGGGTGCGGGAGGCGGGCGCTTGACGCCTCCCGCTATGAAAGGAGCGTACGCGGTGTACATCATCACAGAATCGGACAGATACGATCAACTGCAGGGGAGCACACTGCGGGACAAGCGCCTTTCAGGATATCGTGTGAAAGAAGTGTATTACGGCGACCGCATGGAAATTGAGATCTATCCATACTGGGCACGCAAGCCGCGCTGCAAATGCCAAAAGCTGAAAGAATCCCGCAAGGCCGCAAAGAACCAGAACGCTAAGGACAGCCGGAACATGTTTTCTCGCCTGCTTATGAACAACTTCGGTACGGGCGACCTGCATGTGGTGTGCACCTATCAGGAAATGCCGGACGAAGCGCAGGCGCTGCGGGACGCGCAGAACATGATCCGCAGATACCAGGCGGCGCGGCGGAGGAAAGGGCTTGGAAAGGGGAAGTACATGTATGTGATCGAGGGCGCGGCAGAGGGAAAGCGGGTGCATCTCCACCTGGTTATTCAATCGGGCATCGGCAGGGACGAAGTCGAAGCCTTGTGGCAAAAGGGATACTGCAACGCCGACCGCATCCGGGCGATTGATGGCAGCATTAAGGGGCTGGCAACCTATCTTGCGAAGGATCCGAAGGGCAAGAAACGCTGGGGCGCATCCCGCGGACTGAAAAAGCCCGAGGTAAAAATATACGACCACAAGATCACGCGCAAAAAGGCGCGCGAGATGGCGACGGACGCGGAAAGCTTCGCGGCGGCGCTCGTGAAATTGTACCCGAACTATCGGGCAACCGAAATCAACCCGCCAAAATACAGCGAATTTGTGGCGGGCGTATACCTCTGCGCCGAGATGCGGCGCAACGATTAGAGGGGGGGAGCATGAGAAAATCACATTACAGGGACTATGCGACGGAGGCGTTCCGCTTTCTTGCCCGTGAGGGCAGCGCGGCGGCGTACCGTGACAGGATATGGAATGATGCATTGGAGCGGCAGCGGCGCCGGGAGGCAGGCCGCTTTGATGGCATATCCGCACCCACGGAGGCGGCGGTAGCCCGTGCGGAGCAAGCGCTGTACGATGCGCATGCATCCATTGCCGACCTCGAAGCGGCGGAGTGGGCGCTTCAAACGCTGGAGAAGATGCGCGGTCGTCATGCGGTCACAGCGGTAAAGGCTGTCTATATGCTTACGCCGGATCATCCGTTGGAGCGCGGTGAGATTCAGGCGCGCGTCGCGGCGGCGAGCATCGGCATTCCAGCAAGTGAAAAGACGGTATACAGGTGGCTTGCGCTGGCGCGTGACATGTTCGCAGAACACCGGGGACTAAGAATTTCATAAAACGTGACAGTAGTGCGACTATAAAACCTGCTATACTGTGTATAGTCCCGAAGGGTGACGAGGAGCCCGGAGGACATGTGCATTTACTTCCATCCTGAGAAGGGGCGGCGCCTGGTCAGCGCCGCTCCTTTTGGTTATTGCAAACTTTATTGGATCCCCAGCCTGGCCTTTAAGCCATCCTGAAGGATTTGGGAGAAATTCACGCCGGCACGTTCTGCCTCGGCGTTCAGCCAACTGGGAATAGAGAGGGTTTTCTTCACAGCGCGGTTGTCATTGGCGCGGCGGTACGCATCGGTATCCAGCAGCACCATAGTTTTGATCTGCCCCTGCGCAACGTCGACTTGTTCAAACGGTGTGGGTGCAGGAATGGCTTCTGCATTGTTTTCGGCATCCCAAAGCCACATAGCACCGGCATCTTCAACCATGGTTATGGCGTCGGCGGCATCAATTCCGCCCGTAATGCAACCGGGAAGATCGGGAATGCAAACGGAATAACCATCGTCAACGGCGGTAAAAACAGCAGTGTATACGTACTTCATACAACAGGCTCCTTTCAGTCAATGATTATGCCCAGGAGAGCGGGGGACTATTTAAGCCCCGCCGCTTTCAAAATACCTTCGATGGTGTACTTGTTCGGTTCGGCGTGCCGCGGAATCGGGATCTTAACGCCGGGCCGATTGGGGTTTGTTGCCAAGTCGTGGCGGCTTCCGGGAGTAATCTCCCAGCCATTTTGCTTGAGCAACTTCACCAACTCCCTTTTGTTCATCGTGCACCTCCTTGGTATGGTTATATTATAATACGTATTTATACGTGCGTCAAGAGAGTGCAAGAGAATTTTCGGGTTGTTTTGAGTGAGATTTATCACGTTTGGAGGCGCGGCATGGAGAAGATGAAAAAAGCCGTGCAAAGCGGCAGAAAGCGCGGCAAGAAGCCGCTGTGGGATGAATTGCAGATGGAAAGCAAGCTGGACGCCGTGGAAGGCTGGGCGCGGCAGGGGCTGCTGAACAGCGAAATAGCGGACATGCTGGGCATATCCGAACGGACGGTGTACACGTGGAAGGGAAAATATCCGCAGTTTGCGCAGGCCATCTGCGCGGGTGCGCGCGTGAGCAACGGCGAAATCCTGAAATCCGCATTCGACCAGGCGCGCGGCTATACAAAGCGGGTGTCGGAGGTCGTGAAGCTGCGCGAGGAGTACATAGACAAAGAAAGCGGGAAAAAGCTTGTGCGCGAGCGCGCGGAAGTGGTGGAATACGACAAGTATTTCGAACCGGATGGCAGGATCACAAAGTTCATGCTGACGAACCGCCTGCCGGAGGACTACCGGGACAAGCAGCCGGACGAACCAAAGGAGGACGGCGAGATGAAGATCGAGGTGATCGCTCCGCCGGGCGAAGCAAACGCAGGGGAGCTTGCAGGATGAAAGCGACGTTTGACTTGACGAAAATCAGCGAGCCGCAGCGGGAATTCTTCCTTTCCCGCGCAAGACATACCTGTTATGGCGGGGCGCGCGGAGGCGGTAAAAGCTGGGCTATGCGCAAGAAGTTTCCGCTTCTTGCCGCGCGCTATCCAAACCTGAATATCCTCCTGCTTCGGCGCACGCTGCCGGAGCTCAGAGAAAACCACATTGTGCCGCTGCGCAGGGACCTGTACGGCATCGCACGGTTCAACACAACGGACAAGACCTTCACGTTTCCAAACGGCTCCCGCATCGTGGCGGGGTATTGCGCAAACGAGGCCGATGTATACCGCTACCAAGGGCAGGAATACGACGTGATCGGCATGGAGGAGGCAACGCATTTCAGCGAAGATCAAATGCAGTTTCTCACCACCTGCAACCGTAATGCACGGCCGGATTTCACGCCGCGCATGTACTACACGTGCAATCCGGGCGGTGTTGGCCATGCATGGGTAAAGCGCCTGTTCATTGACCGGCAATACCGGGGCAAGGAGAAGGCGGAGGATTATGTATTCATCCGTGCGCGCGTGTACGACAACAAGCCGCTCATGGAAAACAACCCGGAATATCTGGAAACGCTGGAAAACCTGCCGGACGACCTGCGCCGCGCATACCTTGAAGGCGATTGGGACGTGTTCGTGGGGCAATACTTCACGGAATTCCGGCGCGACCTTCACGTGTGCGAACCGTTCCCGATTCCGGAGCACTGGACGCGCTTCCGGTCGATGGACTACGGCCTTGACATGCTGGCCGTGCTGTGGGGCGCGTTTGACGAACTCGGAAATGCATACATATACAGAGAGCTGTGCAAGCCGAATGTTATCATCAGCGACGCGGCGCACATGATCCTGAACGCAAGCCAGGGGGAGCGAATCGTATGCACCTATGCACCGGCGGACATGTGGGGGCGCAACCGGGCAACCGGCAAGGCGCAGGCAGAAATGTTCGCGGCGGAGGGGCTTGTTTTGACGCAGGTACGCAATACGCGCGTAGATGGCTGGATGGCCCTGAAAGAATGGATGCGCCCGGTGCCGGACGGCATGGGCGGGGAGCAACCGAAACTGCATATCTTTTCAACGTGCGGCAGGCTGATTCACGACCTGCCGCTTTTGCAGCATGACGACCATGACCCAAACGACGCGGCGACAGAACCGCATGATATAACCCACGCGCCGGACGGGTTAAGGTATATGATGGACGGCAGACCGCGACACCGGCCAATCGTCCCGCGCGAGGGCGACTATGAACGCCAGATTGGCGATTTCCTGGACTATGGAGGATAAACATGGAATATATCATAAGCTTCACCTGCGGCGCCGTTCTGGGAGCTTTCTTTACGCTGATTTCGGGGCGCAGGCCGCCGAAACAGGAGCTGAAGGAGCCGGAGAACGCGGCGGAGGATGTGCAGGAGGAGACGCAGGCGCAGCGGGAGCGGATCCAATGGGACAACATGATGAAATTCAACGGGAGGAAGCAGAATGATTAAGTCCGACCCGCGCGGCGTTTGGGCGGAATACCAGCGCGGAGTAGAGTATAACAATTCAATCGACCTGTACGAGACGGTGCGTGTAAACCGAAACTTCTACCTGGGCAGGCAATGGGAAGGGCTGAACGCTCCCGACCTGCCGAAGCCGGTCATGAACGTAATGAAGCGTGTCGTATCCTACCAAACGGCCATGATTACCTCTGACGACGTGGGCGTATCCTTCACGCCGTTCAGGCCGAATCAGGATTCGGAGCTCATGGCCGCGATTTTTGCGGGCGAGGTGGAGCGCGTGCTGGAGCAGGCGAAGATCAAGGACATGCACCGCGACGCGATCCGCAACGCATCGGTAGATGGTGATGCGTGCATGTACCTGTATTTCGACCCGGATGTGGAAACAGGTCAGGATGCAAAAGGCGACGTCTGCGCCGAGCTGATTGAAAACATCAACGTATACTTTGGCAACCCGTATCTGTGCAACGCGCAGAAGCAGCCGTATATCATCATCGCACAGCGCAAGACGGTGCGGGAAGCGAAGGAGGAAGCGAAGCGAAACGGCAGCGCGGAATGGGAATCCATCACGCCGGACAGTGACCCCAATCAGGGCGAAGCCGGGGACGACAACGACCTCGTGACGGTTCTCATAAAATTCTGGCGCGAAGGCGGGACGATATGGGCTGTGAAGACGACGGAAACGGCAACGGTGCGAAAACAGTGGGATACGGGGCTTACCCTGTACCCGGTTGCATGGATGCCGTGGGAAACCGTGCGTTCTTCCTACCATGGGCAGGCGAGCATTACGGGGCTTGTCCCGAACCAGATTGCGATCAACCGCCTGTATGCCATGATGATCCGCAGCGTGGAGATGAACGCATTTCCGAAGCTTGTGTACGACAGCAGCAGGATCACGAACTGGACAAACCGGGTAGGCGAAGCGATTGCGGTGAACGGCGGCGGCGTAACGGATGCGATTGCAACCGCGGTGCGCGGTGCGGACGTATCGCCGCAGGTAATGCAGGTGATCGAATCCACCGTAACCATGACGCGCGACTTCATGGGCGCATCGGACGCTGCATTGGGCAACGTAAGGCCGGACAACACATCGGCAATCATCGCCGTGCAGCAGGCGTCAAGCGCGCCGCTCGACCTTCAGAAGCGCGCATTCCATGCGTGGGGCGAAGAATATGTGCGCATTGTCGTTGATATCATGCGCGCCAACTACGGAACGCGCGCCGTGGTCATAACGGACGGAGACCTGATTGAAAAGTATGTACCGCCCAACCCAATGACGGGCGAGCTGCCAAAGGTGTACGAACTGAATGTGGACTTCGGGCAGCTTGGGGACGTAAACATGCGCCTGAAGGTTGACGTCGGTTCTTCCGCGTATTGGAGCGAGATCACGCAGATGCAGACGCTGGACAACCTAATGGCGAAAGGGATCATTCAGGACGCGGAACTTTTCGTGGAGCAGATCCCATCCAAATACCTGAGCGGGAAGAACAAGATCCTTGAACGCATCCGCAAGGAGAAAGAACAGATGCAGGCCATGCAGCAGATGCAGGCCATGCAGCAACCAACGCTATAAGGATGCCATGACAACGCTATAACACCGGGAAAGACGGCCGCAGGGCCGTTTTTTTAATACCCGCGCCAACCATAGCGCGGAAAGGAGAAACACATGGAGGAATATACCAATCCTTCCCAACCCAACGAAGCGGAAGAAACCATGGAGGACGACGATCTTTTCGGCGACATTTCGGAAGAGGACGAAGACCTGTTTTCGGACGCGGAACCCGAAGAAAAGGCCGAAGCGCAGGAGGAGCAAACCAGCGCCCCCGACGCGGCGGAGAAGCCGGACGAAAAGCCCCAAACCCTGCGCATCAAGTACAACGGCCAGGAGCAGGAGATCACGCTTGAGCAGGCGGCAGAGCTTGCCCAAAAGGGCATGAACTACGACAAGGTGTTGAACGAGCGCAACGGCCTACGCGTGGACGCGCGCGCAAGCGAGCTGATGCACCGCCTTGCGGAAGCGAACGGAATGGACGTTGAGCAGTACGTCGGCTTTGTGGAAAACCAGCAGAAAGCCGTAATGCTGCAAAAAGAAGCGCAGAACATCCGGACGAAATATCCGGACATGCCGGACGATGCCGTGCAGGAGATGGCGGAGATGCGCGTCAACGAAAAGCACAAGGCAGCGGAAGAAAGCGCGGCAACGCGGCGCAGGAGCGAGGAGGAGGCGCGGCAGAAGCCGTGGATGGACTTCCTCCGCGAATTCCCGGACTACAAGGACGGGAGGGAACTACCGCGCGGTGTAGCAGCGGGGATTGAGCGGGGCCTTACGCCCGTGGAAGCGATGCTTCGGCATCAGCAAACCGAGTACGAACAACGCATCAAGGAGCTGGAAGCAAAGCTCACAACCAAAGAACAAAACGAAAAAAGCAGGAAAGCATCCGTCGGATCGGCAGCGTCTACGGCCGCGACAAAGGTTGAGGACGCTTTCCTTTCTGCGTTTGACGGATGAGAAAGGTAATTTATGAGCATCAATCTCGCAACCAAATACAGCGATAAAATCGCACAGAAGCACACGCACGAATCGTTCCTCGCGGGCAAAGCGAAGGCGCCGTATGATTTCATCGGCGTAAAGAGCATCCGCATTTACACCCTGCTGTCGCAGCCGCTCAACGACTACGACCGCGCCAACACCTCCAACCGGTATGGAGCGCTCGCAGAGCTTCAGGATTCCTATCAGGAGATCAGCCTGACGCAGGACAAGTCCTTCCGCATTGCGATTGACAAGGGCAACAACAACGAGCAGATGATGGTGAAGGAAGCCGGCCGCGTCCTGAAAATGCAGATGCGCGAGCAGGTCGTGCCCACGGGCGACAAGCGCGCCCTATATCAGTGGGCGTGGGGCGCCGGCAAGTGCGTGGAATATTCCGCGGCGGTATCCAAGAGCAACATCATTACCACGCTTCTCGACATCGAAAAGCAGTTCGCGGACAGCTTCACCCCGCTTGAGGGCCGCTATGTCGCCGTGAAGAACGAGCACATGAAGTTCATCCGCCTGAGCGATGAATTCCAGTATGTGGACGGCGTGCGCGAGAAGTTCATCCTGAAGGGCGTAGTCGGCAAGGTCGGAACGCTGAACATCATCGCCATGCCTGCGGACTGGTTCCCGACGAACGTGGAGCACGTGGCGTTCCAGAGCCGCGCGGTCGGCTTCCCGTTCAAGATCCGCGATACGCGTATCATCACGGATTCCGAAGCGGTGAACGGCGCGGTACTGCTTGGCCGCTTCAACTTCGATGCATTCGTGGTCGGCGGCGCATGCGACGACGTGATCGTGTGCGTAACGAGCGGCAACAAGTGCGCAACACCGACGGCGACAAAGACCACCACCACGGCGCTTGCTACCGCGACGAGCTCCGCGAAGATCTACTACACGCTGGACGGCAGCGACCCGCGCTTCAGCGCAACCCGCGTGGAGTATTCCGAAGCAATCGCAAATCCGGCGGCTGGCACGGTTCTCAAGGCCGTTGCAATCTATCCGACGGGCAACAAGTACACGTCCGACGTGCTGACGCACGTTTGCGCGTAAACGACACAACGGGGAGGCTTCGGCCTCCCCGACTTTTGGAGGATATATGACAGGGCAGGAGATCTATGAAACCGCAAGCGCGTTCCTGTATGAAGCGGACGGCGAGGACGCGGAAAGCAAGAAATATTCCGTCCCATTTTTGAACCTGCTGCTGCAGGAGTGCCTTGAAACCGAAAATTCCATCCGGCGGCATGAGGGCCGCGCGCTTCTCGCGGCGGCGCAGAAGATCGAGACGCTGGATGAAACAATAACATACGCGGATGCGATCACGCGCGTTGCGCTCCCTTACGGCGTGGCGGCGCAGTTCTTTCAGGAAGCAATGGACAACTTCCAGGCCGAAAACTACCGCGCAAAATATGTTTCCGCGCTGAACGACGCGCGGAAGCTGAGCTTTGAACCAATCGTAGACGTATACGGAGGATATTGACATGCCAACGCTTACCACGCCGAAAAACATCGAGGACATCAAGCGATACCACAAGGCATACAGCAAATTCCGCGGCGTGGACTTTTCGACCGACCCGACGCAGGTGAGCGATTCCAGGTCTCCCTTGTGCCAGAACCTGATTTCAGACCTTGCGGGCTTCCCAGAAAAGCGGCTGGGATGGCGCACCCTGTTCACGATAGACGCGCCGATTAACGGCATGTTTTTTTCCGTGTTTGAATCGGGCGCAGAGAAGTTCATCGTGCACGGAGGAACAAAGCTGTATACCTGGACGGATGCGGGCGCGACGCTGATATACAGCAACATGAACAACGCGAGAAGCACGGCATTCTCCCATGATGGGAAGCTGTACATTCTGGACGGACAAAGCTATCTCGTGGCAACGGAAACGGGAGACACGGTTGGCGTTGCCCCTGTATCGGCAAACGCATTCACGCCGACGACGGTAATCGGAGCGCCTGCGGCGGGCGGCGGCACGCCGTTTGAGGCGGTGAACATGCTGACGGGAAAGCGCATCAACTCCATGGTCGGCGACGGAACGAGCACCGTATTCCACCTCGATTCAAAGAACATCGATTCCGTGGAATCCGTGACGGTGGACGGCGTGACGAAAACCGCAACGACCGATTACACGGTTGACCTTGCCGCAGGAACCGTGACCTTCACAATCGCTCCCGCGGAAAGCGCGGCCGGCGGCGGGATCGACAACGTTGTGATCGCATTTACCAAAACGGTTCCGGGGTATCAGGACAGGATCGAAAAGTGCACCATTGCGGAATTCTACGGCTACAACAACGATAACCGCCTGTTCTTTTCGGGGAACCCGGACTATCAGAATTGGGACTGGCAATCGGGGCTTGACGATCCAACCTACTTCCCGGATACGGGATACACGAAGGTTGGGGCGGATACCTCCGCGATCATGGGATACATCAAGCAATACGATACGCTGACGGTAATCAAAAACAGCAACGAGCAGGACGCCGAACTGTTCCTGCGCACGGCTGAGATAACGGACGGGGGCGCGGTGCTGTTCCCGATCAAGCAGGGCGCGAAGGGCGTTGGAGCCGTATCGAAACATGCGTTTGCAAACCTTAGGGATGATCCGATCTTCCTTGCGCGAGAAGGCGTATTTGCGATTACGAGCACATCACTCGGGCAGGAGCGCGCATTGCAGGACAGGTCGTTCTATGTAAATGCGAAGCTCACGCAGGAGCCAAACCTTGAAACCGCCGTATCGGTAGTCTGGAACGGATACTACATCCTGTGTGTCAACGGGCATTGCTATGTTGCGGATTCACGGCAGCGGACGGGCGCGTCCCAAACGGAGCAGTATTCTTACGAGTGGTATTACTGGACGAACATACCCGCCCGCATATTCCTGGAACACTCCGGGGCGCTGTACTTCGGAACAGCGGATGGGCGCATCTGCAAATTCAACACGGACGTATCCAGCATGGCACGGTTTTCGGATGATGATGAACCGATCGTTGCGCGATGGTCCACAAAGGCGGACACATTCGGGATCTTCACGCGCAGAAAGACGCTGGTCAAAAAGGGTTCCGGCGTAATGATAAAGCCTTACAGCCGGTCGAGCGTAAGGGTTTATGTGGCCACGGACAAGCAGCACGAGCGCCTGATCCGCACGGCGCTCATGGACATCTTCGATTTTTCGGACATCGATTTCAGCCGCTTCACCTTCAATACGCTGGATACGCCGCAGGTAAAGCCATTCAACACCAAGGTCAAGAAATTCATTCTTTTGCAGCTGATCTTTGAGAACGATGCAGTAAACGAGGGCTTCGGCGTATACGGCGCAGAGGTGCAGTATACGGTTGGAAATTATGTGAAATAGAAGTAACAGATAAGGAGCGTTATCCACGCTCCTTATCCATAAATATCGCTTCTGTGGCCAATGTTCAAAACGAGGATCAGAATCTTTTCATCCGATATATCGGCAATGATGCGGTAACCGCCCACGCGGTAGCGCCACTGGCCGCTTCTGTTGGCAGTAAGCCCTTTCCCATGCTGCCGGGGATCCTCACAACCCACGAGGTTCTTTTCGATCCAGGAAAGGATGAACTGTCGCGTGTATTTGTCCAACTTCCGCAGGGACTTAACCGCCTGAGGCGTGTAATCAACGGAATACATCACGGGTTGTCATCCTCCAGCATGCGGACTACTTCGGCATGGGAGTAGGATATGGGCGATTTACGGTATTCCTCCATCGCTTCATTGTAAGCGGCGAGATCGTATTCATCCTCAATCCGATCCAGCACGGCGCTCCTGAACAGATCGGAAAGGCTGATACCGTTCAATTCGGCGTACTTTTTAATCAGCGCAGTTTCGGCATCGGTTAAACGCAAAGAAATTGTTGCCATTGTCGTTCACCTCCAATTCGTGTAATACATTGTATTACGAATTTAGCAAAAATGTCAAGCCCGATTTTAGAGTTCCCACAAAGCGGAAACGGGATTCGGCTTCACGCGCGGAAGAAGACTGAAAAAGCATGAAAAAGAAAGGAAGAAAATCAAATGGCGAACTATTATACTTCCGGTTATACGCCGCCCGCTGGGGTTACGGATGCGGAGCAGGTAAAACAGATCCAACAGCAGCTTACGCAGGCGGGATACAACATCGGCAGAACAGGCGCCGATGGGATATGGGGCAAGAACACGCAGGCGGCCTACGACGCATACAACGCGGCAAGCGGAAAGGGATCCATCTGGAGCGCACCGGCCGGGGGAGAATATGCCGGCATGAGCGGAAGATACTCCCTTCCTTCTGTGCCGACGTATAATATCGGCGCGGCATACGACAGCGCGGCAGCGCAATACAAAGCCGCGCTTGACGCTGCATACAATGCCCAAAAGGCGGATATCGATGCGCAGGCTGCAAAGCTGGGGGATCAATACAACGCAATCCGTTCGCAGGCATACACGAACGCGCGCCTGAACGCGATCGGAAACAACGAAGTCCTTGCGGCAAAGGGGCTTGCGGGCAACCTGTATGATTCGCCCGTATCCGGCGCATCCGAAACTTCGCGCGTGAATCAGGATATCGGCATGCGAAACGACATCAACGCGGCCACACGGCAGGAGCAAAGCGAACGGGACGCGCTTGCGCTTGAACTTCTTCAGGCGGGCTATACGCGCGATGTGGAATACGCAAAGTGGATGGCCGATATGATGATCGCCAGGGCGCAGGCGGAACAGGCGGCAGCACAGCAGGCGTTTGAAAACCAGATGGCGCTTGCAAAGATGTACGAAAGCATGTACGGAGGAAGCTCGGGCGGCAGTTCGGGTGGCGGTGGCAGTTCGGGTGGTAGGACGAAGAAAAACACGGAAGAAATCGCACGCTCGATACAAAACAACCTTACAAATTCGGCGAAGAATTTCCTAAAGAGCCCGAAAAAGGGAGCGTTGATCAATTCGCCTGGTGTAAAAATCGGAAGTTACTTCGGAAGGAGATAAATGATGTCAAGGGATATCGCGCAGAAGATAAAAGCGGCTGTGGAAGAAAGCGAGAGGCGGAGCGCGGAGAAACTGAGCAATAGGAATGCGAAAGACGGCTCTGATAAAGAAAAGCCGAGCGATATCGGGGCGATCCCGTGGACTATGGCGAAAGCCATTACGGAAGGATGGGACGATGAGCGTCTGAGCAAAGAGTTGCGCTCAGCGCAGGACAGCATAAATGTAACACGAGTGCCAAAACAGAATGAAGCGGGGAAAATCGCTCAAACTGCGGTGAGTGGTGCGACGACCGGAATACGCGGCGCGGCGGAGCGTGCACGCAACACCTATATCCCGGCGCAGTTCGGCCAACGGATCGTGGACAGGCAAAAGGCGCTTGAAGAAGCGGAACGCTTACGCAATACCTATATCCCAGCCCAATTCGGGCAGCGCGAGCTTGAGAACGCAAGGAAGAGAAGCGGAACGCCGGAACGTTATGACTATCTTACTGGACTTGATCTGAAGGCAGCGCAGGCCGAATATGATGACCTGAGCGCATATCTGGAGCAGGACGAACAGCGCTACAACCGCATGAAGGTCAAGCTGGCATCCTACGGCAGCAATACCAAAGACAGCGGCGCAATGGCGATACAGCGGTTTTTGAGTGAATACGAAACGAAACAAGCCAGGGCTGCAGAGCTTGAGCGGGATATTTACGGAGCGAAGAACATCCAGCGCGTTGCGGGATACGATCAGCTCACGCAAAGCGGCATGTTTGAACCAATGGCAGAGCAGGGAAGGAAATATTCCGCAAGTGGGCTATTTGACGCCTTCGCAGCAAAACACGCTTATATCAATGACACGGACGGCACGCGGGCAAAAGCCGACGTAAACGCCATGCGCGCTGGAACGGCAGATCCGAATGCAATATATTCTCTCATGGAGGACGATGAAATTAAGGTATTCAACTACCTTACTGCTGTGCGCGGGAAGAAAGCGGCTCTTGAATACCTAGACGCTCTGTCGGAAGAACTCAATAAACGGCAAACGGAAAAAACGGTCGGGAACATTGAGGGAATGGAGCAAACGACCGCAGGAAAAGTATTTGGCAGTGCGCTTTCCGTGGCGCTTGCCGCACCGAAGGCCGCGGGATTCATAGGCACGGCCATCGACAATGCATCCGGGAAATATGTGAGTGAGTATTCTCCGCATCTCAGATATAGCGTTGCCCAACAGGCCATGCGCGCAGAGGCATCCAAAAACATGGGCGAAGTCGGGAAGTTTCTTTACGATACGGGCATGTCCATTGCCGACTCCACGTCTGTTGCGCTTATGACCGGCGGCACGGGAGCCGGACAGGCAGCAAGCCTTGGAATTATGGGCCTTGGCGCGTCCTCCGATACAACGTTGGAAGCAATCAGGCGAGGTGCTTCGCAGGAGCAGGCGTTTCAGATGGGCGCACTTGCGGGAATCGCGGAAGCTGCGTTTGAAAAATTCAGCGTAGAAGGATTTTGGAAAGCAGCACAAGCCGGAACGAGGGGAGCCGTGCTGAAGAACATCCTACGGCAATCGGGCATCGAAGCATCGGAGGAAATTTGCACAGAGATCACCAACATTATTACGGACGATCTCATAATGGGCGGCATGTCGGAATACAATGCAGCTGTTGAAGCATATATGAAGCAGGGCATGAGCCGTGAAGATGCAGAACGGAAAGCAAACACTGGACTTGCGGCCCAAATTGGCCTTGCAGGGCTTGGCGGCGCGCTTTCCGGCGGCGTGAGCGGAACGCTTGCGGGCGGGATCGGCCAATGGAGGGGCAAAGGGGCAAACGGTGAGCCAAGCGTAAACGGAGCGATTATTGGCTCGGGAGCATTGAAACAGGATACAACAACTGCACCTGCCGCGCAAGCAACGAGGCAGATGAACGAAACCACGGAGCAATATGCATACACCGACCCTACAACGGGCATCCCGATGGTGGGAGCGCGGCCGGCACAGAACGCGCAAACCGGAAACGCGGCGGCGGATACAGCAAAGCCTGCTGTGGAAACGGAAGAATACGCCTACATCGACAAAACAACCGGGATCCCAATGGTAGGAGAACGCCCGGTGCGCAGGATGAACGCGGCGGCGGATGAGATTTCAACGACGCTTGACGGCGCAACAAAGCATGGATACGCAGTTCAGGAGGGCGCAAACGGAGGCGCGGATCTGCGCGCGCAGGGTAAAACAATTCATTTGGACGCGGTGGAAGCGACGGCCATTGCGGAAGCATATGAGGGTGGAATGGATGCGGTGGAATACACAATGGCGTTTCACACCGTATACGAACAGGCCAAGCAGGGGAAGGAACTCGGCCAAATCAGAAAGAAGGGTATCGGGCGCAACTTTGCAAAGCCGGACATAAAGGCGGCGTACAGCGCAGGACGGCTTGCGAACCAGCGCGCGGCAGTGCTTGACCCAAACAGCGAGTTCAAAGCAGGGGTGACCATGCTTCCGGACGCGCAGCTTTCCAAAGAGCAGGAGACGCAACTGAACGTGCTCGACGCGCTCTGCCGGAAATACGGCGTATCTGCAATTGCGGATGATGCGTTGTATCTGGACGAAACAGGCAACGCGCGAAGCGACGTCAACGCGGCATACAACGGGAACACCAACAGAATCCATATCAACCTGAATGCGATCGGGGACGCATATCTCGCCGTCGGCGTTCACGAACTTACGCATTATGTAAGGGCAAACAATGCGGCAGGATATTCCACGCTGGAGAACTTCGTACTGGATGCACTGCGCAGCGAGGGCGAAGATGTGGACGCGCTTGTGCGTTACCAAATGGATCAATTCGGCTATTCGGAAGAAACCGCCCGTGAAGAGGTGGTCGCAAATACGATCCCGGCGATCCTGAACGATGAATCCTATGTGAAAAAGCTCGTTGAAGCCGACAAGACGCTTGCAGAACGCATCCGCGACTTTCTGCAGGAGTTCATAGACACAATCAAAGAAACGCTTCGTACGCTCGAAGGAGAAGCGAGCTGGAAGCAGATGCAGAGCATCCGGCAGGATACGGAGCTGCTTTCTGCGATTTCGGATATGTTCGATGCGGCGTTAGGGGAGACGCACGAAAACAGAAACGACTTGAACGCCGATGTGAAGTATAGCGTCAATGGTGGGGCACGTTTCTCAGCAAAGGACACCGAAAAGCGAGCCGTGGAGCATTTTGGAAAAACATATTCCTGGAATGAAACCGGGTACATCACCACAAGTGGAGCAAGGCTCGATTTCTCCGGCAGGCACGAAGGTGCACCGGGCGGATACCGAACGGTAGACCACCGGGATATTCTGGACGCATACGGCGAGGATTCGGACATGAGCGGAAGCGAGGCCATGGTAGATTTCATGGCGCAGGGAAATATCAGGATTTCCCCGGAAAGCGGAGGTATTAACCTTTCCGTCATGCCGACTGCGGCGCAATATGAAAAGCTGGAACAGTTCGTACAGAAATACCGCGGCGAAGTTATGCTTGATATTGACGATACGGACGGGAACACGCTGCACAGCGTAGAATATCCAAGGAACACCCGCGCATCAAAGGTGCTCAACGACATCCGAAACTACTTTGAAAACGGAACAGTTCCGGAAGTGTCCGTAACGCAACAGTTCCGCTTCTCCATCCGCGACGCTTCTGATGGATCGAAATATGTGGAAGTAGATACGGATCAAGATATTTTCGATGGAGCGGAAGAAAAGAATTATCCGAAAATTGCACGCGACTACATAAACGCACACTTTAAAGGTCGTTATGTTGGAGAAGGCGAAGCAAGGGCACATGTTAGCGCGGCCACCGCAAGCGAATACGCTTATTCGGCAAGCCGAAGAAAAATGAGCGCTGAGTCGAGAACGGCAAAAATGCGCGCCTCAACAGAACTGGATAATTTGCTTACCACAAGTGCGTTTACAGAACATGTTTCAGATGATGGACGGCATCCTGAAGCAGTTGGAGGGTGGGATCGCTATCGCGTTACATTTTCTGTTTCCGGACGTTTTTTTGAAGGGATTGTAAATGTCCTGAACGGGAACGGATACAGGAGATTGTACGATATAACGAAAATAAAAGAAATCACCAACGGTACGAGGGGATTATCGCGCTTGAGCACGAACGCCCCATCCGTTGATGATAATATTAGTATACGCAATTCCTCCGAAAAAATCAACCTTTCTGCGCAGGATACAGAAGCAAATGCAGCCTCCGAACAGGAGGGGGGAAGGGCAACCGAACTCACGGGCAAGCGAAAGGCCTACAAGCGCCGGCACGAGCGCGCGTTTATTGAGAATGTTGCAAAGGCATTTGGCATTCCGGGCACGGCGAAGGGCGAGCTGCGGAAAATGATTTCCGAGCTGGGCGACCGTGTAATAGAGACAGGCCAGCTTTCGGAAGCGGACGCGAAAGCCGTGTTCGAAAAGTGCTACGAAGCCGCACGTGAATATGACAACAGCATGGTGGAGCAATATGGCCCGATCAAGGAGTACCTGAGAAACAAGGCGATCCGCTCCACGGATTTAACGAGCGAGCAGCGTGACGCGGCGCGGGGCAAACTGCGAATGAACGGGAACGGCGCTCCGCTTGTGAACGTGTATGACGACCTGCTTGCAGAGTTCCCTGGTGTGTTTGATGATTCATTGACCTCGCCGGAGGATCAGTTCGCGGAGATCCTGAACAAGTACGACAGCATAAAAACGCGGGAATACACACTGGACGAGTTCCACGGCGAGAACGCGGCTGCGGTCAAAATGGAGGCGCGCGCCAACTTTGAGGAAGAGCTGTTCCAGCTTCGACGTAAGCTGAACCTTGCGGAGCGCTCGGAAACCGTTGCGCATGCAAGGCGGCAGGAGCGTTTGAGGACAGCAGCAGAAGCCGAGAGTATTCAAGCGGTGGAAAAGGCGCTTTCAGAAATCAAGGAAAAACAGAAAGCGCTTGACCGCGTGATGAGGAAGCTGGAACTGACGGAAGGCGACCGATCGCTTATGGATGCCGTGTTCAAGGGTGGCATTACGCTGGGAGAGCTGCAAAGCCGAAGCAACTTTGACGAACTCAAAGCGTACTACGATGCGAGGGAGGAGGTGGAGAACCGGAAAAAGATTGTAGACGAATACAACAAAAAGCGCCGGGAGCGCCTGCGGAACGATGCAATGAACGCGATTGAAAATTCGGATCGCTGGAAGGACAAGCGGATGGGGCTGCTGTATGCGCGCGAAACGCAGGAGCGCAACATCCGGGACATAACGGGAAACGAGCAGGACGCGGAGCGGATCATTGAAGGGTACATCAGGCCGGTACACGAAAACGAGGCGAAGCGCACCCGATACATCAACGACATGAACGAGCGGATGCTCGCATTCAAGCTGAACAAGTGGGAGAGCAAGGCGACGCAGCTTATCGGTGAAGCGGTCGATTATAAAGAGCGGCTTGCAGAAATCGAAAAACGCGGGATGAATCAGGATGCGGAAGCAAAGCTGATTCAAAAAGGCCTTGACCTTGTGGGCACAGAGTATGCAAAGCTGGTGGAAAAGCACGGGAAAGAAATAGACAGGGCAAAATGCGAGGCGGCGCTTCCCACGGTTCGGGAAATCTACAACCAGGTATTCCAGGACATGAACGACGCGCTTGTGCGAAACGGGTATCCGAAGGTGGAGTACAGAAGAAATTACTTCCCGCACTTCATCGGCAGGGAGTACGATTCCGAGGGACAAAAAATTGCAAAGGCGTTCGGGTTCAATCTTACGAATATGGATTTGCCGACCGACATCGCAGGGCTGACGAGCGCATTCCGGCCGGGAAAAACATGGTTCGCCAATGCATTGGAGCGCATGGGGGTAAAAACGGAATTCGACCTGTACGGAGGCTTTGACAGCTACATCAGGGGAGCAACGGATGTGATATTCCATACGGACGACATCCAGCGGCTTCGGGCGCTCGATAACGCGATCCGATACAAGTATTCGGATGAGGGTATCAAATCCCGAATGCAGGAGCTGATGGAGAACGAGGATCTCACGCCGGAGGAACGCGCAAATCAGATCGGCGCGCTGTACACGAACGAAAAAGGGAAGAGCATGCGGACGCAATTATCCGCATATGCGTCCAACCTTACGGAGTACACAAACCTGCTTGCAAACAAGAAATCGCTGCGCGACAGGGGGACAGAGGAAGACTTCGGGCGCACGATATATTCCCTTGCAAACTGGTTCCAGAACCGCTACGCTGCAAATGCAATCGCTGGGAACATCGGAGTGGCGCTCTCAAACTTCATCCCGATCACGCAGGCAACCTCAGAGGTAGGGAACGTGACACTCCTGCGCGCAATGCGTGATACCATAACGGCGATTGCGAAGGATGACGGGTTCGCGGCGCAGTCCGATTTTCTTACAAACCGGCGCGGCACGGACATGCTATCCAAGGACTGGATCATGAAGGCAAGCGACAGGCTGAGCATACCATTCGAGAAGGTGGATCAGTTTGCCTCGGAAACGCTCGTGCGTGCGAAGCTGGCACAGAACCTGAAAGCCGGCATGAACTATGAAGCTGCAATGGAGAACGCGGATGCGTGGGCGGCAGGGCTCATGGCAGACCGCTCAAAGGGCGCGCTGCCGACGGTATTCGGCAGAAAGAACCCGCTGACGCGGATGTTCACCATGTTTCAGGTGGAAGGGAACAACCAACTGAGCTACATATTCAAGGACGTACCGCGGGACATGAAGGAGAAGGGAATCGCCGCCATCGTTGGAGCGCTGTTCAAAATGTTCCTCGCCGCATGGATGTACAACGAGCTTGACGAACAGATCACCGGCCGCAGGAGGGCGCTCGACCCACTCCACATGATCGCAGAAGCGGTGGGCGTGGACTGGAAAACAGAGAACGTGATCCCTCGGATCGCGGGAACGAAAACTGCGGAGGAGGCGCCGCTATTCACCTATGAACCGCAGCCGTTCGTGAACGCGGCGGAGAACACATATAAAAATGTGGTAGATCAGCTGCCGTTCTTCGGATCACTGCTCGGCGGCGACGGTGGGCGCTCGCCTGCGGCTGCAGCAGCACCGGACATGTGGCGCGTCACAAAAACGCTGTTTGATGATAAGACGGATGCCGATTATAAAAATGATGTTGTATGGAACGAACTGAAAAAACCGTTGTTCTATATACTGCCGCCGTTTGCGGGAGGTCAGGTGAAAAAGGCCATCGAGGGCATACAGACGGTGTGGGAAGGAGGAAGCTACAAGAAAGACAAGGGAGGAAACGACCTCCTGCGCTTCCGTACAGATCAAACCGGGTTTGACTATGCGCAGGCTGCACTGTTCGGCCCGTGGGCACTTCCGGAAGGACGGGAGAACGTTGCGCAAGGCTTCCCAGTACTCAGCAAAGACCACACCGCCGCCTACAAAAACGCCATTGCGAACGGCATAGACGGTGCACACTTCCTTGTCCTTCTTGACCGGTACAAGGCGCTTGAGCCGATCAAAGATGAGAACGGGGAGACGGAAAAGTCAGCGAAACAGCAGTTTAGGGAAATCCTGTTCAAGGATTCATCTCTTACGGATGGGCAGAAGGCAATCATCGACAAAGACATACTTTGCAGTGATGAACAAACGCCGGCGGACTACACGAGCAAAGACCGCTTCACAATTTCAACAACGCCCATGGAGTTCATGCATATTCCGATTGACGATAACGCGTATGAACGCTTTACGGAAAATGTTGAAAGCGGTATGAGCGAGGAAGATGCGGCGCTGGTGGAAGAGTGGGCACGTAAGCTTATACACGTAAAAACATACACGGATGAGGACGGAAATGAGATCAAAGCAACTCAGCAGAAACGCGAGATGCTTTTCAACGATCCGAATCTAACCCCGGAAGAAAAAGAGATGATTGACCGCGAAGTGATTATGAGTGACGGGGAAAACGCAAAGCCAGCTGACTATTCATCCGAAGCCATGTTGGAGGCTTCACAGCTCAAGGGTTCGCACGCGGACAACGTAAAGCTGTTTGAAGAAGCCGGTGGCACAGCCGAGAAATATCTTGAGTATTACAACCTGTACAGCGGGTTGGAACCAAGGAAAGATATAAACGGAGAGACAATTCCGGGGAGCAGGCAGGAAGCGCTGCGAAACAATATCATGAACGACGACGATATGACCCCGGAGCAGAAGCGCCAGCTCGACGAAGCGCTTACCGGGGGAAAGACGCGGGACTACACATCATGGTTTACGTTTAAGCTTGGAAAAACGTCAGGCTCGGCGTACAAGCGCGGGAAAGCCTATGTTGCCGCCGGAATTTCGGAAACCAATGCGCTTCTTATCGAACAGTGGATGGATGGCAGGAAATACACAAAAGCAGACCTTAGAAAGTATCTGAGCAAGCTGAAGCTGACGGATTCAGAGATCGAAGCCGTTCTGGAAGCAAGGTATTAAAGGGGAGGGAAACCTCCCCCTTTTACATGAAAGGAGAAGACAATGGCAATCACGGACAAGAAGATAGGCTCGTGGACGAACCCCGTTGTAAACGAAGCAGACCAGCCCCAACGCACGGCAGCGGAGATGAAGGCAATCTTTGATGCAAACAGCAATCAAATAAAAGCCGCCTTCAACGCCGTAATAGATGAACTTGTGGGAACGGGGGGAGCGGGCAACGTTGGAAACGGGGCACTCGGAGAGATTCCGGCCGGAACGGTTGCAACCCAGCTTGCGGCGCTGCTGAACATGCTCGGGAGCTACCCAAGCTCATCGGACATAAAGGGGATTCGGCTAAGCGCGGACAACAAGATCGAGGTCACGCTAGACGGCACAACATGGAAGCCGACAGCGCAGACCGGCGATCCGGCAGTGGATTTGGGCGCACTTCCCGTTGCGGCAGACATTCAGGATGCGGACGGATTCCTGATGTACGACGCATCCGAAATGAAAAACAAACGAACGTTGTGGAGTAAGATCAAGGAGGCGATCGGAGCCGTATTCGCAGCCGGAACTGTGGGCGATAAGTACACCATCAGCCTTGAACCCGGCACCGCAGACAACACAGCAAGTATAATCCGCATCAAGGAAAATGCTACGGGCAATACGCGGGTGCTTATCGCGGCAAATACCGATGTAAATACTGGTGAAGTATCGCAGATTGTTCTTCGTGACGGAACGAATGTTGGAAAAATCAATATTCAGTGTAATACATCCGGGGCGAAGGGGATCAGAATCACGGATGGCAATAACGTGGAACGGATCAATCTGCATCACACAACCACGGATGACACGTGCATTTTTGAAATAAAGGATGCAAGCGGAAATGACATAACACGGCAGGTCATCGGTGCGGCTCCTGCCTTGTCTGCCCCTTCCGGCGGCACCGTAAACCTAACCCTAGCGGACAACACTGAATACCGTTTTACTTCCGCTGTGACATCGCTTACGCTGACCTTCCCATCCGGGAGTTTCGATTGTTGGCTGGAATTCACCACGGGCAGCAGCATATCAGTTAATTTCCCGGCAAATGCGACCTATTTAGGCGGCGCGCCAACCTTCGAAGCGTCTAAGACCTATGAAATGTCAATTAAGGACGGTTCCGTGATCTGCGCGGAAGTAGAAGGGAGCTTGCTGGCATGAGCTATTGGATGTCAGTACGTAGGCGGCTTGCAGCGGCAGCGCTTGCGGCGGTTGACGTTTCCGCGCTCGCCATATCGTACACGGGCAACATGACGGACGAAATCGTCACAATGGGGGACGGAAAGCAATACCGACTGCTGACGCTGATAAGCTCCGGAACGTTGAGCATCGCGCAGGAGGTAAAAGCGGATGTGTGGCTGTGCGGCGGCGGGGCGAATGGAATTGGTGCATCCGGCTCTCAAGGTGGAGCTGGAGGCGGCGGCGGATTTGTTGGGTCAATCTATAAAACAAAAATTGGTACTACTGTTTCGTGTGTTGTAGGCGCTGCAACAGGGTCAAGTAGTTTTGGCTCTATTGTATCTGCAAATGGAGCAAACAGTCCAAACGGAGGCTCTGGAGGC